CAGATAAATTAAAGATTGCAGGTAAGGCTGATTGTATTGCTGAATGGAATGGTGAATTATCAGTCATTGACTTTAAGACATCATCAAAAGAAAAACAAGAAAGTTACATTCTAAATTATTTCATGCAGGCCACAGCTTATGCTGAGATGTTTGAAGAAATGACAGGTAAAACTATTAACCAAATTGTTTTAGTATTTGCTTTAGTTGAAGGTGGTTCTCAAATAATAGTTAAACAGAAACATGATTATCTAAAACCATTAACAGAATACATTGATTTTTATTGGTCGGGTATTAATGAAGAAGTTGCTTTACATTTAAATCCATTGTGATATAATTATACATTATGCCATTGATTACAGAAGAATTACCAAATATACCAGAAATAAGAGAAGCAATTATTGAGCAGACAAATAAAGCTCAAGAAGTTGTTACTCAACAAACTTCAAATGCAACCACCATAGTTGAAAGTGGTGGACATGCAGAAGTGGTTGGTTTATTAATCCTTGGATTGTTTATGTTTGTCTTTAGTGACTTTATAAAAACAATTATTAAATGGGTTGGGGCGATTCTAGTTATTGTTTGTTTAGGTAAATTATTAATATGAGTGGTAAGTGGCACGGTGGGAAAGGGTCTAAAGCAAGACCATTTAGTGTAAGTCAAGATAAGTTTAGTGATAATTATGACCTTATTTTTGGTAAAAAAGACAGAAATAAGACCAAAAATATACTAAATAACTCTAATAGCCAAACACACACAATGGCTAATACACACAATACAGACACACAGGAGAAGTAAATGTCAAACATGACACCGTTCGAGATTCGCCTTGAACTATTAAAAATGGCGAAAGACATGCTTGAAGAAGATTATCGAAGCAAGCGTGAACAAATCAGCAACGATTGGTCCGTAAAAGTTGAAGTAGCAAAACTCAACGGCGGAGCAATACCAGACCATCCTGGTTTTCCAACTTACCCATCAGAAAAAGATATTATAACCAAAGCACAAGAACTTAATGGCTTTGTTTCTAATATAGACACTAAACCAGTCAACAAAAAAGCTAGCGCAACCGTATAGCCAAAGGCGTTTTATAGCCCTTAACTAAAAGGAGATTCTATGCAGAGAATTAATACACTCAGCACATCGACAATGATTTTAGCAACATTTGTAGCAGTAATGATAATTTTAGGATTCAGTAGTGTAATGGCAACACAGATTGAACCTATGCCAATTAAAGTCAGTTATCAAGACTTATCACCCAAAGCTAAACAACAAGTGGAATGTTTGGCGCAGAATATCTATTTTGAATCAGGCCATGAATCAGAAGAAGGTCAGATTGCCGTAGGTATGGTCACCATGAACCGTGTTAAAAGTGGAGATTATCCAACTACCATTTGTGGTGTAGTTAAACAAAAAGTTGAAGACACTTGCCAATTTTCTTGGTACTGTGACGGTAAATTTGATGTGAAGTCCTTGACACACTTCAATAATTCATTGTATAATAACATTCGTGAATTAGCTGTATATGTTTATGTCAACCATGACAGAATAGAAGACCCAAGCAAAGGTGCCTTATTCTATCATGCTGATTATGTGAAACCTGGTTGGAAGAATATGGTTTATCTAACAACAATTGGTCACCATAAGTTTTATAACAAAAAGGAAAATACATAATGGCTCAATTGAAAGATGCAGTTAAAGTCGGTACAATATTTTTAGTTTGTTTAACCGTTGTCTTACTTTCTATCACAGGCGGTGTTGGATATTATTTCACACAAGACCGCCAATTAATGGCTCGAAATATTAAAGATGCTATCGATAAAGGAATTGACCCAATGTCAGTAAGATGTTCTTATGCTTCAGAAACAGATAATGTTTGTGTTGCATATGCGTATTCAAAGCAAGGTAAAGCATTTTCGATTCCCGACCAACCTATATCAATAAAGAAATAATATGCCAACAAAAGATGAAATGAATAAGTTTGCTCGAGTGATTGATTCACTTGTAGCAAATACCGATTACAATTATATCGAAGCGATTGTCGAACATTGTAAAAAATCAGGATTAGAAATAGAAGTGGCAGCCACACTTATCAATGCAAATCTTAAATCAAAGATTGAAATGAATGCCATGGACCATAATTTACTTAAAGAGAAAAGTTCTCGTTTACCAATATGAGTTTTATTGCTATCTCATACGAATTTCAAAATAGCAAATTAACTTAAAGGAGTATAACATGCCTAAAGTCACTTTAGATGTTAATTTATTAGCTAATGTAGCGCTTGCTGTATTAGCAGTTGAGTTAGTTGGCAAAATCACCGGTTGGTGGTAAGTAATTAAGAGTTGAGAGAGCTCTTCAAAACTCTCACTTTATTTTATGATGGATGTTTATGACTGGTTATGAAGCATACGAATTATTTCAAGCCTTAAAACGGCATTTTACCCAAGAGAAATTTGATTTCTTCAAATATCGTGGGCATATTAATACATCAAAAGAAGCCTTTGAGAATCGTAAAGATAAATGGCACTTCTATAAACTCTCACGCAAGTTTGCAACAAAGCAAGAACTTACCGATTTTCTAATAGCTAATTTTTTAGATGATGAAAATATTTGGGTAAATAATCTTCTCCAAGAAGAAGCTGATATCAAATACATTCAATATAAAAAGGTCATGCAATCACTTGCCTATACCTTTGAGAATGATTGTGTATCATTATTTGAAGGTTGTGATAACCCAAATAGTTTATTGGTAACTAATGGTGAATATCCTATCCTACTCACCAAGGCACTTCGTAAAGAGATTCATATACAGACCCTAGTTTTACTGAATAACATTCTAGGATTCGTTCCAATGTGGTCCAAAACTATTACGGACACCATTCGTTGGCCTAATTATCATATGAAAATGATGAAGATTGCCTCATTTCTACCTCAGGATAGTGTAAGATACAAACTCATATTGAAAAAGGTTTTAGTTTAATATGACTAAATACAATATATTATGGTAGTCGGTGGATAAAACAAGATACAATTATACTTTAACATACTTAACATACGAAAGGCAATACAATGAGTAATTTTGATTCATTAAAACGCAATCGCTCTAGCTTAGAAAAATTAACTAAAGCAATTGAAGCAACAACTCAATCAACTTCAACCGAATCCGGTTCACGAGAAGACCCCCGCTTATGGCAACCCACAGTAGATAAAGCAGGTAATGGCATGGCTATTATCCGTTTTCTACCAGCACCTTCAGTAGATGGTGAAGACGCATTACCATGGGTTCGAGTATTCTCTCATGGTTTCCAAGGACCAGGCGGTTGGTATATTGAGAACTCTCTCACTACCCTTAACCAAAAAGATCCAGTTTCAGAATACAATTCAACTCTATGGAATTCTGGCATTGAAGCTAATAAAGAAATCGCTCGTAAGCAAAAACGAAGATTAAATTATGTAGCAAATGTGTTTGTGGTTTCTGACCCAAGTAATCCTGAAAATGAAGGCCAAATCCGTATTTACAAATTTGGTAAAAAGATTTTCGACAAGATTACTGAAGCGATGAATCCAGAATTCGCAGACGAAACTCCAGTTAACCCATTTGATATGTGGGAAGGTGCAAACTTTAAATTGAAGATTCGTAATGTTGAAGGTTACCGTAATTATGATAAGTCAGAGTTTGCTGAGAAATCAGCCTTACTTGACGGTGATGATGCTAAACTTGAAGCATTATGGAAACAAGAACATTCATTAAAAGAATTCTTGGATCCAAAACACTTTAAACCTTATGATTTATTGAAAGCTCGCTTAGATAAAGTATTAGGTTTTGAAGGTGATGTAGCACCAAAATCTAAAGCAATTGATGCTGTGGTTGAAAACTTCAATGATTCTCAATTAAATGCGATTGATACAAAAATTGCAACCAGTGAAGATGATGATGATTTGAACTACTTTAAATCTTTAGCTGAATAGTATTACCTATGCAGTAACCAAACCCCACTTCGGTGGGGTTTGTTATTATGCCATTCTGGTAGATAGTAATTTAGGAACAAAGTCAACATCAAAAGTTGAGCCAGGTATTCCATTTTTATTTGATGAACTTGATGATACTTTTGTTGAAGAATCACTATTGATGATAGTGTCTCCTGAAGATTTCATAAAATCACGAATCATATTTTCAAACTCAGCTGAGCCTTGATTTAAGAATTTACCCATATCATTAATATTAGGCATATGAGATGCAGCTAATG